GACGGAGCTGGGAGCTGCTGCGTGATCTCGTTCTCGTTGACAAACCTCGCTCGTTCTCGTTCAAGGGACACCGAATGGGCCCGTCCTGCAGCTGGATCTGGCATCCTTCTCCAGATGGAAGCTCGTTGTCGTTCCCTGCCCCTCGTTTTTTTTCACTCTTTGTTAGTTACGGGGGGCTGGGAAAGGCAGCGCAGCCAGTACACTTCGTGTTGACAGTTGTCCCACGATGTCGTATCGTTGGTAAACAAAGGAGAACAAATGGCAGTTGATTTCGAAGCACTGGATCTCGTTCGAGGCGAGAACAAATCTCGTTTACACCAAAGTAGAGTTGGGGAGCTCACGCAGCAGAATAAGTTGCTACGGCAACTGGTAGCTGATGCTGTAAGGGAACTACCCGAAGAAAAGAAATGGTCTTTCAAAGCTCGATTAGAAAAGATATAATACGCCTGCGTAGCAGGGATACACTGACAACCTGCTGCGCCAGCACAAAATAGAGCTTGACATCTATCCCATCATATCTTATGTAAGAGCTGCGGGTGGGCATTCTAGTGCACGACTGGTCCACCCAAATTAACAAAGGAGAGAAAATGAAGACAATCAAGATACATGTGAAGGCCGGCGTGGTTACAGATGTGATCATACCAGAAACACTCAAGTCAGAACTTAATTACGAAATCATCGACCATGATATACAAGAAGCAGAAGAGGAGGATGATGGTGCCGCAGCTCGTGCTGCGGACAAACCTGAACCAGGGAAAACCTATGCGTTAACCGGTGGCCCTGGATCACGCTGCATTGCTAACGGTTACTCTTGGAAGGCCAGTGTCGTTGAGGAGAACAACTAATGTTCTCGTCTCGTTTAGAGGACAGCTGGCACCGCTTCCTGATGCTGGTGACAGCACGGGGAGCACGCTGATGGTACTCCTAACTATATATCTGTTGTTGCTAATACTATTCCCAGACGCTATGTTGTTTACCACTGGTATCCTAATTCTCGCCCTCGCCTCAGTGTTCTAGATTCTCGCTCGTTTGACTAACAACTGGCAGGGATCTCCAGCACCAGATGACTGGCACGGATCTCCAGCTTCCTAGCGTGAATAAGAGTTGTTCTAGTTTAGAATGATTCTAAAAGAAAGTTGTTGCATTGATTAATGGGATTTGATAAGACGAGGGTTAAACTTTAACAAAGGAGTTATAATGGGACTAGATATGTATGCCTTCCGACATAAGGGCGAAAGGATAGACCAGAAAACAAATAGAGACAAGTTACAGGGAACTGAAAGAGAACCAATACAGTTTGCCGATTGGCGAAAGCATAACCGACTTCAGGGATTTATGCAGGAGATATATGATAAACAAAACCCTGATAGTTTAAAAAAAGAATGGAACGATTTTAATTGCGTTCCTCTCTATCTATCTCGCGAAGATTTAGACAACTTAGAAGAGGCGATACGATCTCGAACGTTGCCAGAGACAGGTGGGTTTTTTTATGGTCAAGACAGCTACACTTGGGAAGGTGAGCAGGAAGATATGAAGGCAACTGATTTAAAGTTTGTCGCTGACGCAAAGAAATATCTTAACGAAGGATTTGAGGTGTTCTATGAGTGTTGGTGGTAAGAAGAATAAAGACGAGGCGACCAATGTCGCCTCGCTCGTTAAGGCTAAGCGTGAGCGTCGCGCTCGTATTCATCAAGAGTTGGCAACCCAGCAGATGAGGGAAATGGTGCAGGGACTAGAAAAACTTTTTGGAAAACAAAAACCAATACAACTAGAGGTAGAACCAAATGTTATTAATATTAATGATAGACTTAATAAAAAGGATAAAAAAAAGTTAAATTAATGCTTGTAATGGGAATTGATAAGATATAAAAAGATAGGGCAATTCATAAGAATTGTATAACTTAACAAAGAGGTCTTATGACACAAGCACAAAAAAGACTAAAGGTAGAAGAAAAAAAAATCGTTCTATCTTATGTTCAACTAAAGCTAAAAGCAAATAGACTAAGTAAAGAGTTAGATACAATGAAACAAAACATTGTTGATTGCTTTGAGCGTACAAAACAAAACTTAATCATTGTACAAGATGACAATGGCAACAGTTTTGGATTACAAAAAATAAATCGTAAGAGAAAAAAGTTTGAGACAGCAAACTTTAAAATGGCTCACAACGATTTGTATAACAAGTTCACTACTGAATTAGAATATTCAGAGTACAAAGCAATAGGGGATAACAATGCCCAATAATGATTTGATTAATATTGCTAATGTATTAAGTGAGAAGTTAAACTCTAATACTCCTACATCATTATCAGATATGGTTATTGATAATGGTGAGAAGAAACAACTCAACTATGAGATCATGTTTCAACTGTTAATGGGTGAATGTGAAAAACATATATTAGAGAATGTAGGCAATCCAATCATTGACGAGTTCAAGGATAATGTATTAAAGAAATTTAGTACATTGGTACAGGCATTACATACTAAAGAATAATTAATTATGAAACCAATGGCGCGTTCGCGCCATTGGTGTATCTACGCTACACAAGGCTCAACTAATCTATCAAACCGAAACAGTTAATTACCATCAGAAATTCGCGCTCTAGGGCTAGTGCAAAACCGACAAAGAGGTTTACAAAGTAGGATATACAAATATACTAGGGTCCCAAACGGTATGAATATAGAGCATCTATCAGAAGAAGAATTAAAAGACTTGATTTTTAAAAAGCAGTTAGAGTGGATCAAGTTATGCCAGGATGATTTTTTAATTTTTGCAACTGCAGTTTGGCAAGATTTTATTTATCGTAAGACAAAGGACCCAAAGAGCTACGGGCATCATCAAATAATAGCTAATGCTTTTCAGGACATAGCTTTTGGTGATGAAAAGAGGCTCATCATCAATATGCCCCCTAGACATACAAAATCAGAATTTGCATCTTACCTTTTTCCGGCATGGATGATTGGTAGGAATCCTAAGATGAAAATTATGCAAGTATCACACAACGCTGAACTTGCTTCAAGGTTCGGTAGCAAAGTTAGAAATTTAATGAACAGTAGGGAGTATAAACAAATTTTTGGAGATGTTACACTGAGAGAAGATAGTAAAGCAAAAGGTAGGTGGGAAACCAATCACGGTGGTGAGTACTTCGCAGCGGGTGTAGGCGGTTCGATAACGGGACGAGGGGCCGATTTGCTTATTATTGACGATCCACATACTGAACAAGATTCAATGTCTGACTCAGCAATGGATCGTGCATACGAATGGTATAATTCAGGACCCAGACAACGTTTACAACCAGGAGGTAGAATTTGTGTTGTAATGACAAGATGGGCTACCGATGATTTAACAGGAAGGCTCATCAAAGCACAATCTGAACCTAAAGCCGATAAATGGAAAGTTATAGAATTTCCTGCCATACTTCCTAACGATGAACCTGTTTGGCCAGAGTATTGGAATAAAGAAGATCTAGAAGCAGTAAAAGCTTCTATCTCAACTAAGAACTGGAATGCACAATACATGCAGGACCCAACTTCGGAAGAAGGTGCAATCATCAAAAGAGATTGGTGGCAACATTGGGAAGGGGAACAATTACCAAAACTACTACACGTAATACAATCTTACGATACAGCATTCTCTAAAAAAGAAACTGCTGATTACTCAGCGATTACTACTTGGGGAATATTTGAACCTAATCAAGGATATGAGAAATGTATTATACTTTTAGATGCTGAAAAAGGCAGATATGATTTTCCTGATTTAAAAAATCTAGCTATAGAAAAATATCATTATTGGGAACCTGAAACAGTTATCGTTGAGGCTAAAGCAAGTGGTCAGCCATTAATACAAGAATTACGTAGAGCAGGTATACCAGTTGTAGATTTTGTACCTGCAAGAGGCAGAGATAAGCATACACGTATAAATAGTTGTGCTCCTGTATTTGAGTCAGGCATGGTTTTTGCACCTCTTGACGAACACTGGGCACAGGAAGTTATTGAGGAATGTGCTGCATTTCCTAATGGTCAATATGATGACTATGTAGACAGTATGACCCAAGCTGTGTTAAGATACCGACAAGGTGGTTTTGTACAAACATACTCAGATGATTGGGACGAGCCAAATTTTAAAATTGAAAAGGATTATAAATATTATTAGGAGAACCTATGGCACTAAAGGGCAACCAAAAAAAGTTAGATAAAAATAACAACAACAGAATTGATGCACAAGATTTTAAAATCTTAAAACAAGAAAAAGCAAAAGGTAGGTTCATGGGTTTACAAGACGAATCTGTAAAACCAGGTAAAGTAAAACCTGTTAAAGCTGTATTAGGTTTAGCTGCTATGGGACTTATGGGTGCAAAATTTTTAAAAGACAGAAAGAAAAAAGCTTCTAAACTTCCTGGAGGAAAAGCTATACTCCCTGGAAAGACTGTCGCTGAAATGTATAAAGAAAAAATGGAAGGTAAAAAAAGAGGTGGTGGCATCAACGTAGAAGCAGCAAAAAAATTTAGAAAAAATAAAACAACAGTAAGACAATTTCTTAAAAATACTCTTGAAGGAAAGTACGCGGCTGGAAATCGAGGCACAGCAGAAAACCTTAAAAACATGAGACCTAACAAATCAATTAACCCAATTGTTATGAAGAAAAAAATAATTAAAGCAGGAATGAAAAATTTAGGTGCAGGGCTTGGTTCATTAAAAAAAATGGGTGGTGGAGTAATAAAAGCTAGAGTGGGAAGAGTAATTAGAAAAGACCCAACAGCTACTGTTAATCCTGCCGACAAAGGAATAAAAAAAGCAGTTGCTGATAGAGCACTTAGAGCAGCTAAGGCAACTAAGTATGGAAAGATTGCAGCAGGAGTTGCTGGAGTTGGGCTTGCAGCTAAAGCTTATTTAAATAAAAAATTAAAAGAATCAAAAGCACAAAGAGAAGCGAAAGGTAAAATGAAAGGTGGTTTTATGAAAAAATATAATAGAGGTGGCAGATCTCTTATAACAAGAGGGGGTGGTGTTGATGCATCAATTCTTGGAAGGTTAAGAGATATTGGTGCTGCGGGTGGATTTAAACCAATACCTACAACGCCTAAAGGTGGTATTAGGCCTGTCTCTCCAGAAAGAAGAGAAATACTTAAAAAATTAATGGATAGAAAAAATAGAAAAGAAAAAATAAAAAGTGCAGTTAAAAAAGCTGTTACGGTAGCAAATCCAGTTGTCGGAGCTATTTCTACAGGGAAAAAAATAATTGATAAAATTAAATCTTCAAAAACCAAGGAACAAAAAAGTTCTTCTGGTTCAGGGGGTGCAACGCAAAGAGGAAAACAAAATAGAAGACCAGTTAAAAAAATTCCAGTGATGGAAACAAACACTGGTGGCATGATGCAACGACCTATGGGTTACAAAAAAGGTACAATGATCATGGCCCGTGGTTGCAAACTAGGTAGAAAAAAAGCTACTAAGATAACGTAGGAGGGATAATGTCCCTTCGAAATTTATTTCAGTTTGGGAAGCGACTTCTAAAAGGTAAGAAGGAATCAGCTACACCGGCTACCGGACAACAACAAAAACAAATAACTTACGAACCAAAACCATCACAGGCACAAGGTCAGGAGTTAGCTAAGCGAGAGATTTTTAATCCTCCTGTAGTTCTTAAAAAAACTAAACCATTACAAATGGGAGACGATATGGCTCCTGCATTTGGATCATCTACTTATGACTGGGCGATGAGATTAGGTAGAGGAAAATATACAGCTGATGAGTGGCTTAATCATTTAACATCAACAAGAAAAGTTAATTTTAAAGTTTTTGGAAAACCTGCAACTAGAACAGAAAGAGCAGAAAAGAAGTTTAAGTATGATTCAGGACCCTTTGTAGGAAAAGAAGTAAATGTATCAAAGGAAGAATTATTTGATACTAACCTTGCTATCTTTAATGAAGCAGGAGATCTTACAGGTGGATTGTTATACGCAGCTAAAAAGTTTGGATTAAAGTTAGATGCAAACGAAATAGGTGCCATGATCAAACTGAATCCTGTTAATAGATTAAAACCCATGGAGCTTGGTGCACAGAGAGGTGCACAAGAAACATTTAATAAAGCGTTTGATGAAATGACAAATACAATCAAAGCTGTTAAATTAAAATTTAGAGCAGACAGTGATTTAACTACGCATCTAGATGATGCTTTATATCATATGGGTTCAATGAAAAATGGTGAACTTGGAAGTAGTGTTTTTAATAATTTAAGAGCTTCTTTGAGAGCTGCAAAAGCTAGACCTGATGTTAGAGAACAAGAAAAAATTTTACTTAATAAAGCTGAGGCAAAATTAAATGCTTCAGTAGCACCACTAAAAAATAACAAAACAAGATATGGGACAGAAAGAAGTTATACGTTACAAGGTGGTAAAGATTATAGAGAAACTGTTTTTTATTTAGATGAACCTATAAAATCAAATAGAAGCCCCTTTACAGATCCTGGTCATTTTTCAGAAACAGGAATTAAAAACCAAGTTTATCACGTTAGATTTGATACAAGATTTACGCCTGAAGGAAAAAAAGTTTTTATGATTAATGAAATACAATCTGACGTAAACCAAAATGTAGCCAAACAATTATCAAAGCTGAAACAATTATCAGGCGAGGCTAGAACAAATCCTTTTCAAGCTGACTTAGAATTAAATTTACTTGCACAGAATAGAAATAAAATTATGAAAGATGTAAATGAAGCTTTAGCGAATAGACAACCTAATAAGGCAAATGCCCTTATAAAAGATGCAAGAGAGATTCAAAAAAAAATGGATAATGTGTTTCAAAAGATTGATGAATACGCAGAAAAAAAATTCGATTACTTTCCATTTGTTGAGGCAGATGCTTACGGTGATCATGCTTTAAAATATTTAATGCAAAAAGCTGCACGTGAAGGTGCTGACTATGTAGCTGTGGCTCCATTTAGTAAATTAAGTTTTAGACAAGGTTACAAAGCTGGTAATGAAAGATTCTATGGTTATGCAACAGGTAAAGGTATTGGTGGTAAAGGTAAAGCTGTAATGCCAGAGCTGATGAAACGTTCAGCTAGGTTTTATAATACACAAGCTGGACCTACAAAGATTTCATTATCTGATCCTAAGATGCCATACAAAAAAGTTGCAAAAGATGAATTTAAATATCCAAGTCAGTCAGGTACTCCTGGTAAAAAAGTTACTAGTGAATATCATTCAGAAGCTGCATTAAATCCTTTTTCTGGATCTAAGTTAATTCCAGAAGGAGATCCAAGGTTGTATTTTGATGCATTTGCGATTAAAGTAACTCCACTTATGAGAAGTACACAAAAAACCTATAAGGCTAGAGGTGGACTTGTAGTAGATATGTTTAAACCAATAAGGTACAATTAAGAATGGCTGTAGAGAAAAATAACGAAATTGTTGAAGAAGAAATTATTCAGGAACAACCTGATGGTCTGCCTATTGATGTAACAGTTGAAGGTGAAGAAGAAGTAGTTGAAGAGAGACCACAAGATAATTTTAATGCTAATTTAGCAGAGGATATGGATGAGAGGACTCTCTCTTCTATGGGAAGTGATTTAATTAGTGAATATAAAAAAGATAAACTTTCTAGAAAAGAATGGGAAGAAGCTTATATTAAAGGATTAGATTTATTAGGCACTAAATATCAAGAAGTAACAAGACCATTTAGAGGAGCAAGTGGAGTAACGCATCCTCTTTTAGCTGAGTCTGTTACACAATTTCAAGCACAAGCTTATAAAGAATTATTACCTGCTGATGGACCTGTACGAACACAAGTCGTTGGGTTAAAAACTCCGCCAGTAGAGGCACAGGCAGATCGTGTTAGAGAATACATGAATTACCTTCTGATGGAGGAAATGGAAGAATACACAACAGACATGGATCAAATGTTATTCTATTTACCATTGTCCGGTAGCACTTTTAAAAAAATATATTATGACGAAATATTAGGAAGACCTTGTTCTAAATTTATACCTGCAGAAGATTTAGTAGTTCCTTACTATGCATCAGATTTAAAAGATTGTGAGAGAATAACTCATGTCATTAAAATGACAGAGAACGAAGTAAACAAAAAAATTGCAGCAGGATTTTATAGAGATGTAGAATTATTAAGTCCAACACAACAAGCAGATCCAGTTCAACAAAAAGTTAATGAGTTACAAGGTGTAAAGAAAACTGAAACAGATAACTTACATACAATATTGGAGATGCATGTTGATTTAAATTTAGATGACTATGAAGATTTTGATGATAAGGCTAAGAAAGTAAAAATACCTTACATCGTAACTATTGATGAAGGCTCTGGAGAGATATTATCTATTTATAGAAACTACAAACCAAATGATATTTCATACGCAAGAATAGAATACTTTGTTCACTACAAATTTTTACCAGGATTAGGTTTCTATGGTTTTGGTTTAACACACATGATTGGTGGATTAAGCAGAGCTGCAACACAATCACTTAGACAATTGATTGATGCAGGTACTTTAAAAAATTTACCAGCAGGATTTAAGTCAAGAGGTATTAGAGTAAGAGATGATGACCAACCAATTCAACCTGGAGAGTTCAGAGATGTCGATGCACCAGGCGGAAACATAAGAGATCAGTTTTTTAATTTACCATTTACAGAACCTTCACCTACATTATACAATCTAATGGGCTTTGTAGTACAAGCAGGACAAAAATTTGCTGCTATAACTGACTCAAATATTGGTAATGATGTCCAAAATAGAGCTGTTGGCACTACAATTGCACTAATGGAACGTGGTTCACGTGTAATGAGTGGTGTTCACAAGCGTTGTTACTACGCAATGAGATTAGAATTTAAGATTTTAGCAAAAATTTGTGGAGAAGCTTTACCTCCTGAGTATCCTTATGATGTTTACGGTGGCCCAAGACAAATAAAACAGTCAGATTTTGATGAAAGAGTCGACATTTTGCCTGTTGCTGACCCAAATATCATGTCTATGGCGCAAAGAGTGACACTTGCACAAACACAATTGCAAATTGCTCAATCAAATCCTCAAATGCATAACCTTCACGAGGCATATAGACGTGTTTATGAAGCATTAGGCACAAAACAAATTGAATCAATACTAAAACCTGCACCAAAACAACCTGAACCTATGGATCCGGCAAAAGAAAATGCACGTGCACTGCAGATGCAACTACTAACAGCATTTGAATTTCAAGATCATGATGCCCACATACAGGCACATATGGCATTTATGGCATCACGAATGGTACAGATTAATCCACAAGTATACGCATTAATGCAATCACACATATCAGATCACATTTCATTCAAAGCTAAGGCACAAGTTACTGCAGCTATGTTAGACGATCCCGAAATGGAGGCAATGTCACAACAAAATCCTGAACAATTCCAAATTCTATATGATGCTGAAGTAGCAAAAGTCGCTGCAGAAATAACTCAAGAGTTAGTTCAAACAGAAATGCAAACTAATGCTGCAAAAACAGATCCATTAGTTAGAATAAAACAACAAGAGGTTGATTTAAGAGCAATGGACATGCAGAGAAAAGCAGATGAAACTAAATTCAAACAAGATCAAGAAAACATTAGAGCTAATGCAAGACTAGAATATGATTATGATAAACTTGCTCAACAAGATATGCAATCTGATGAAAGATTAGAAGTAGCGAGAGAAAAACTTGAGAAAAAATAAAGATCCAAAAATAGGTACTGGTAAAAAACCTAGAGGTTCAGGTAGGAGATTATACACAGATGAGAATCCTAAAGATACTGTTGGAATTAAGTTTGCAACTCCTACTGATGCTCGTAAGACTGTTGCGAAAGTTAAAAAAATATCTAAACCATTTGCAAGAAAAATACAAATCCTAACTGTTGG